GACCTAGGCGACATCATTAAAAATGAAGTCACCGTTTCCTTTGGTCGTAACGAAGATAACAAGGCAGCAGATTATGCAAGCCTTGCACAAAGTCAAGGCTACCAACCTGCGCAAAAACTAAAGGTAGAACCAATGACTTTAAAAGCATTACTCAGAGAGCGCACCGAAGCAGGCAAAGAGATGCCCTCTGATTTGTTCAATACGTTTGTAGGAAATCAAACAAAAATAAGGAGTAAATAAACATGCCTCAAGAAGCAAGAGACATCACTACTAAGAAACAAGCAGCAGTACCATCCACTTCATTATTCGAAGAGGATGCGAAGTTAGGTTTAGAGAATATGGACCAAGATGATTTGGCCCTACCATTTCTAAAACTACTTCAAAACAGTTCTGACGAAACAAAGAAAAAACATTCTGCGTATGTCGACGGAGCTGAACCAGGAATGTTCTATAATACAGTTACTAAAAAATTGTTTGAAAGAAGAGAAGGTCGTCCGGCATCACCGGATAGAGGTCCTGAAATTCTTTCTCAAACAAAGAAGGATGCATCTGGTAAAGATGTTCTTCAAAATGGTAACATCATTATTAAAACAGCGAATCATTTTGTCGTAATTCTAACGGCGAATGGACCTGATAAAGCTTTAATAGCGATGAAGTCTACTCAACTTAAAGTAAGTCGAGGATGGAATTCAATGATGAAAAGTATCACTGAAAAAGGTAAAAATGGTACTTTCAATCCGCCATCTTTTAGTCACATCTATCAATTACGATCAGTAGAAATATCAGGTAATTTTACTTGGTATGGTTATGCTGTAAAACTTTTAAGAAAAGTAGATAATGTAGATCTTTATCAGCACGCTAAAGCTTTTCACACTTCTATAAAAAGTGGGCAAGCTAAAGCAGCAGAGAAAGACGACATAAATTTCTAAGTTTCACCTAAGGTGAATACAGGGGCGGCAGCGGGAGACTTAAACCGCCCCTCTTAAAGGGATGTATGATAGATGAATTTATAAAATTATTTTCTGGACTCAAAGAAAACTTTGGCAAAGCCGACATGTCCAAAGTGGAGTTCGACGAAGAAAGAAATAAGATCAAACCCCATTACATGTGGGCTCAAGAATCAGTCACTCCTTTTCATTACAAACAACATTTAGACGGAAAAATATCAATAGGAATTCAACCTTGTACCAAAGAGGGTAAAGCATCTTTTGGATGTATTGATGTGGATCCTAAAAATTACAAAGAATTTAATATACCCCTTTTACTGTCTTATATAGAGAAATATAAACTTCCACTGATTCCATGCCGATCAAAAAGTGGAGGACTACATCTTTATTTATTTTTAAAAGAACTTATCGATGCTCAAATCATGCGAGATTCATTAGCTTCTTTGCTTTTACCTCTTGAACTTAAAAGAACCACTGAAATTTATCCCAAACAAGTTGAACTGGAACCTGATGAACACGGAAATATATCAGGAAATTTTATTAATCTTCCTTATCAAAAGGAAAAAGAAACAACTCGTTATGCGCTTGACAAAAACAATAAGCCTTTGTCTCTAGAACAATTCATTAAAATAGCCAAAGAATCTCAATTCGATCCTGAAGAATTAGAAAAACTCATCACACGCTGTGAGGAAGAAGTTTTAAAAGGAGGAGACCCTGAATTTGAAGATGGACCGTGTTGTTTGCAACGATTATCTAAAACTAAATTAGGAGACGGAAGAGATCGTTTTATGTTTAACTACATGGTTTTTGCCAAGAAAAAATATAAAGAAAATTGGCAAGACAAGGTTAACGAAGCTAATAAATATTTTTCAGTTCCTTGGCCTCTTAAAAAAATTAATGACAAAATCAAAGCCTGGAATAAAGACACTGCGGGACATACTTGTACAGATGAAATTTTGGAACCTGTATGCATAAAACATATTTGCGTTAAAAGAAAATTTGGAATTAAATCAGACGTCACTACTATTTTTCCTCTTATTTCTGGTTTACAAAAAATTATGAGTACCACCCCTAGACTTCGATTCATGGTGGAGAAACCGGATGGAAAACCAGTTCAATGTGAAGCTTCTAACCCAAAGATGGTAACTAAACAGTCAGACTTATTGGATTTAATTTGGTTACAAGCCAATTTTATGCCCGATCCTTTATCCCCTGGAAAATTTAGGGCTTTTCTTAATCAACTTGCTAAAGATAGTGTCACTATTCATCCCGCCTCAGGGACCGATATTAAAGATCAATTGTATCAACATCTTTACACATACTGTGTTAATTCAACTCAAGCTAAAACAAAAAGCGATATTAGAGGAGGACTTTGTTGGACTGAAGGAGGATTTCATTATTTTATTTTTTCTTCTTTTTTTGAAACGCTTCCTACGAGATGGAAATTAGATGCTCGAGATACCGGCATTATTATGAAACATGACCTAGGAGCCGAAGATGATGTTTCTTATAACATAAATAATAAAACTCAAAAAGTTTGGCGTCTTAAACAAATGAAAATTGATCAGATTGAATATAAAAAACCTGAACGAAAGGAGCCTAATTATTAATGAATTATAAAGTAGTTGGTCCGCCAGGGACAGGTAAAACACAAACGCTATTAGACAAAGTAATTGAGTACAAAGAAGCAGGCACTCCTCTCGATCGTATTGGGTATTTTGCTTTTACCCGTAAAGCTGCATATGAAGCCAGAGACAGGTTTCTAGAAGCTTTCCCTCATTTAACTAAAAAAAATATTAAACACTTTAGAACATTGCATTCTTTTGCTTTCAGATATCTAGGACTTCAAGAAGAAAATGTTATGCAAGAAGAACATTATAAAGTCATAGGAGAAGAATGTGGATTAAGAATTAAGTATGCTACTTACGAAAAAAATGAGTTCAATGGAATTTTTACTTCAAACAGTGAGTATTTAAGCCTTATTAATCTAGCCAAAGTGAGAAAAATTACAGTTCTAGAGCAATTAGATCGTAATGAACATCTTGGGAAAATTGAAAGAGATAAACTTCAGGTTGTTGCTAAACATATTGACGATTACAAAAATACTTATTCTCTAATTGACTACAACGATATGATTGAAAAATTTATAAATACAATTTATTTACCTAATGCCAAAGTTCCTCAGTTCGAAGTTATTTTTATTGATGAAGCCCAAGATCTTTCTCTTTTACAATGGAAAATGATTACGGCTTTACAACAGTACACTAAAGATATCTATATCGCAGGAGATGATGATCAGGCTATCTTTGGGTGGGCCGGCGCTGATGTAGATTCTTTCATTCAATTTGATGCCATTGAAATACCGCTTAAACAATCTAAAAGAGTTCCTAAAAAAATACATGCACGAGCTCTCCAACGATTAGATAATATTAAATTAGGACGATTAGACAAACCTTGGAATACTCCTACAGCCGAGGATGGAAGTATTAAAACTTTTTTCTCTATTGATCCAATCAATCTTTCAAAAGGAGATTGGTATATCTTAGCCAGAACTAACGACTTATTAAAACCTATTCTTAAAGATTTAAGAAGACGCGGGATTTATTTTGAAACTAAAGATGGGAGAAGCATGAGTGAATCCCTCTATCGAGATATCTTAAACTGGGAAGCATGGAAAAAAGGTAAAGAACTCAACACGATAGAAGTCCAACGACTACTAGAAAGATTCAATAAAAAATTAAAAGAAACTGAAGATAAATTATTTAAATTAAATGATTTAAAAAAAGAATATAAATTAAATTCCAAGCTTCAATGGTATGATGCGTTCACTGCAGTCACCCCGAACACTAAAACCTATATCAGAACCATGCGAAGTAATGGAGAAGATTTGCGTCTTAAACCAAGAATAAAGGTGCTAACACTCCATAGTTCAAAAGGAGGAGAAGCCACTAATGTTATTATTCTCCAAAATCAAACCCGCAACACTATCAAAGGAGCAACGAAAACTATTATGAAACAAGATGAAGAACAAAGAGTCTGGTACGTCGGTCTAACCCGATGCAGCAAAAATTTATTTTTAATTCGATGCAAGGATCGAAGTAAGGAATTTAAAATATGAATCCTTATAAAAAACAAGTTGGAGGAACTCACTATAAAGATATGAAGATCCAACCAAGCGAATTTATAAACAGGAATAAATTGCTCTTTGCAGAAGGAAATGCTATTAAATATATTTGTAGACACGCATCTAAAGGAGAGGTTCAAGACTTAGAAAAAGCCAAACATTACATTGATATGATTATTGAAAGAGATTATTCTTAATGCAAATTCCTTTATTTAAACCTCAAACAGAATGGGTTAAACCAGAAAAATTTCCAGACTTAACTAACCGTCAAGAAGTGGCTATTGATTTAGAAACTTCTGATCCAGATTTAAAAACAAGAGGATCAGGTTCTGTTATTGGAAATGGAAAAGTAGTAGGTATCTCTGTCGCCAGTGAAGACTACAAAGGTTATTTTCCTTTTGATCACGAAGGCGGTGGCAACCTTCAAAAAAACAAGGTAATTCAATGGTTTAAGGATCTCTGTAAATCTTCTTCTCTAAAAATTTTTCATAATTCCATGTACGATGTGTGTTGGATTCGTTCCATGGGAATAGAAATTAAAGGAGACATTGTTGATACCATGACCGCTGCCTCTTTAATTAATGAAAATAGAATGCGTTATGACTTAAATAGTTTAGGTCGAGAATATATTGGATATGGAAAAGATGAAACCACTCTAATTGCTGGAGCTAAAGAGTGGGGCATTGATCATAAAGCCGAGATGTGGAAACTACCGGCCATGTACGTAGGCGCTTATGCCGAACGAGACGCTGAAGTCACGTATCAGTTATGGAGAAAATTGAAACAAGAATTAAGCAACCAGGATCTAGAATCTATTTTTGAATTAGAGTCTGACTTATTTCCTTGTCTAGTGGATATGAAATTTAAGGGCGTCCGCGTGAATGTTCAAAAAGCTCACACACTGAAGAAACAATTAGCATCAGAAGAAAAGCAATTCCTGCTAGAAATAAAAAAAGAAACAGGCATAGATGCCCAAATATGGGCAGCACGATCGATTGCCAAAATTTTTGACAAATTAAAAATACCTTACGAACGAACAGAAAAAACACAAGCTCCTTCCTTTACGAAAAATTTTTTACAAAAACACTCTCACCCTTTAGTTCAGAAAATAGCAAAAGCTCGAGAGATTAATAAAGCACATACTACGTTTATAGATACTATTATTAAGCATGAACATAAAGGTAGAATCCACGCAGATATTAATCAAATACGCTCTGATCAAGGAGGTACTGTGACTGGTAGATTTTCATATTCTAATCCAAATTTACAACAGATTCCCGCACGCAATAAAGACCTTGGACCAATGATTCGATCCCTATTCATTCCCGAGAATGGTTGTGTGTGGGGATGCTTTGATTATAACCAACAAGAACCAAGGTTGGTTGTACATTATGCATCTCTTCAGCAGTTGCCTTCGGCCTTCACTGTCGTGGACGCGTATAAAGAAGGCAACGCTGACTTCCACGGTATTGTAGCAGACATGGCACAAATTCCTAGAACACAAGCTAAGGTAATTAATCTTGGATTATTTTATGGAATGGGAAAAGCAAAACTTCAAGCTGAGCTTGGAGTCAGTGAAGAAAAAGCAAAAGATCTTTTTGCAACTTACCACGCTAAAGTTCCTTTCGTTAAACAATTAATGAATGCCGTATCACAACGTGCGCAACAACGTGGACAAATTAGAACTCTATTAGGAAGACTTTGCCGATTCCATTTATGGGAACCAAATTATTTTGGAATACATAAAGCTCTTCCTCACGAACAAGCCATACTTGAACATGGTCCAGGTATTAAAAGAGCATTTACTTACAAATCTTTAAATAAATTAATACAAGGATCAGCAGCAGATATGACTAAAAAATGTATGTTAGAACTATACAAAAAAGGGATTATTCCTCATATTCAGATTCATGATGAACTAGACATTTCTGTAAAAGATGATAAAGAAGCTAAACACATTGTTGAAATAATGGAATCCGCAGTTGAACTTACTATACCTAATAAGGTAGACTATGAATCAGGGGATAACTGGGGTGAAATACATTAGGAGGAAACATGGAAAAAGTAAAACAACTTTGGACATTAGCAAAAGCTAATCCAAAAATATCTGCCGCTATCGTGGTAGTTATTGTTGCCATCTATTTTTTAGTTAACTAGGAGTTTTATGTTAAATGGCATATCTAAATGCGAATATTCCTGTGACTTACGCACAGATCAGGAGAGAGTATCTCTATGATCTTAAGGAACATCATGGAGAAGCTGAAGACTGTCTCATTTTCGCGTTGGCTAGTATCACTGGTCGACCGATTTTATTCCATGCCATTATGGAAAACGGTGCAGTCTTTTACCGTTTACCCATCTCTGCATTTATTCAAAAAGGATATGCTGTCGAAGAAGTTCCTAGGATGCGACTTGACGAGCTGGAGCTATGGAATTGCTTTAGTTACTATCCTAGCGTTACTACTTTTGATGTCTTGGACGGTCAGTCCGGTAAATTCATAGGAAAAGATAAGAAATGGTATGCCGGAGCCTATCTTTTTACAGTTGACTGGGCTCATCCAGAGAGTAATATCGTCGACACTGATCATTCGGAGATCCCGCACGAGCATAAGTGCGCACACATACTTGCCCTAGAGAATGGCAACTATGCGGCTCAGCCAAACAATAGATTAATATGGAGTATTCCTTCTTTTACAGTAAAAGATGAGATACCTTTTGACTGGAAAGTTCAAACAAGTGAGTGGAATGTTGAAGATGATAGGAAATGGAAAACAGAAGATTCGGATAGATTCTTTTATAATATTGAGGAGACCAAAGATGATTAAAAAATGGTGGAAAAAATTTATGGATTGGGTTTTTAAAGGTTTTTATGACTGAGGTTAAGTGTAAAAATTGTGGGTGTAATTGCCACTGTTCTTTAGAGGAACATTCTGATATGTACGGAGTGTGTTCTTGTTCAGGCTGCTTATGTGACAAAGGGGTAGTGCAAGATGACACAGGAGAATGTGAAACATGTCAATAGATGAAACAAAATGTTGTAATATGCACACCAAAGAAAAAGAAAACTCTGGTGAATGTTGTCAAATAAAAGAAGACGAAGAACAAATGAAGGAGCAAAATGAATAAACTATTTCTAGTGCTCGCACTGTTATTTGCCTTGAGCGCCTGCTCGGTAGGCAAAAAATGTACTTATACTCAAGATGGAACTAAAATTTCATCATGGGTTTGGTTCTTTCAAGGCGACAAGCCAATTGATTTAGACAAAAACAATTGCAACTAAAGCTTAAGGTTCCGCTTATTATTTTTATAGTGTGCTATCTTCTAGCCAGTTGTTTTGCTCGAACAATTACTAATGCACAAGAAAAGAAATTACATCGCGCGGCTTTTACGATTCCGTATCTTTCGTCAACGCATCAAAGCCAGTAGGAAAAAATTTAATAGAAAGAAACTGAAAGCCTTGCAACCCCTTAAAGATATGATAGAGTAATAAAATGGTTAAACCAAGATACATTAATAATGAAATCATTGTCCCTAAACCAGGGCCTAGACAAATTAAAGATGAATCTTATTTTATAGGACATGCACCCTACGAAGAAGACACAACTGAAATTGAAGTTGAAGTTGATGATGGAATTAAACAACCTCATTTAGACAACAGTGTAATAGAACCTTCGGAATGGTCAAACTTATTTAAAGATGAGTAACATAAACGATAAATTCGGTGAAAGCTTTTTTGGAGGAAGAATGCGTATCCAAACAGAAATTGTTAATGGAGTATGCCCCACATGTAATCACCCAGGAGTTTTAGTTTCACTTTTTAAGAAACACTATCGTTGTGTTAATTGTGGTTCAGATCTAGAACAAAAAGTTAATGGAGTCATTAGTTATATTCCTATGGGAAATCCCAATGCTAAAATAGTATTGGAAGAACGTCATGGCCCGGAAAAGGCCTAGAGGCTACGGATACGTTCACGTAAAACAAACTAAACGTAAACGGCCAGGTCGTCATTCAAAAAAAACTAATAAAAAGTACAAAAAAAAGAAATCAAGAGGCCAGGGCTAGCCGCCCCAGTCAAAGGTATCGTCGTGGACTACACAGTTTGAAGGTGGGTATTGATCTTCCATATAATTTACATACGTTACAACCAGTAACGATGCAAGAAAAATGTTGAAATTGCTTGTTAATTTGTAATTTTTTGTAAAGAAATAATTTACAGATTGTAAAAAGAGTAAATCTCTCTGTCCGAAAGAATTCCAGCAGAGAGATATAGAGAGGTATGAATTACGTATTCCATATCATGATCTTGCCACAATTGTCAATAAGTTTGTACCATCCGACAATTATACTTAGTTCCAATCTTATATTCATTGACATATTTATAACCCATTCGGGACATTAGTTTAGTAGATTCCACGTGGGCATTCCGAGAACATTCATACCAACTATTAAAAGTAGTAGGATATTGTATTGGTGCCATACAGGCATTTCCCTGGAGAAATGAGCACACCCATATTATTAATATATATTTCATATTGACAGTGTTTGGGCATTTCTGTATATTATCCTACATTATACACAGGAGATTTATGACAGATATAACTAAATATAAAAACGTTACCTTAACTAAAGAAACTTATAGTCACATTCAAACACTCAGTAAAGAAGTATTTGATATTCCTATAAGTTTGTCAAAAACAATTCAGTACTTGGCAGAAAAAGAAATAGAAAGAAAAAAGAAAAATTCCCATGGGAAGAGCAAATAATAGTTTTATCAGTTACGTTGGACACGCGTTAGAAATAAGTAACGAGGATAGAGTAACCCTCCCGGAAAAAGATCTATGGGTTGCCGTACTTTGTAGAGCTGCTCTGGACGCCTGTGGTGGTCCACCTCGTTTAGATATGACAAAACGATCAAATGTTTCTCATATTAATCATTACGATTACCATCGAGACCAGGCACAACATTTCTTTTTAGAGGGAGGAAAACATTTTAATATTATTTGCGAATTAGCGGGACGCAATCCTTCCTACGTTCAACAACAAGTAAGAAAAATATTATTAAGAAAAAATGGTTGGAATGTAGATGTTCCTATTACATCTCATTATCGTAAAGGACGTGGAAAAAAACGAGGACCGAAGAAAAAACATTTAACAGGGAATGCCTACTATGCAGCGAAAGCGGCTAAAGAAATGAAAGCCAAAAATATTTACTATCAAGGGATGGGTAAAAAAGGGGGTCGACCTAGGATTTATAATGGGATATAAAGCGATTTGCGACAATTGTAAAGGAAACGGCTATACGTATGTTACTAATACAAAAGGAACAACAGAACCAAAACAGTGTTGGATGTGTGAATCAACAGGTGAGATCAATTGGTCTCAAGCTAAAGTTGATAATTTTATTTACAACACTTATTTTCGTAAGCAGCTGCACTGAATTTGCGCTACTTATGAGCGGCTCAAGTATTGCCATAAGTCAAAATGCTTACGCAAGAATGTATAACGCTGTAGATTTGGGAGTAGTAATTACAACGAAGAAAGGAATTAAAACACACGCTTATGAAAAAGGAAAAAAGTACATTGTTGATTGGACCAAAGCTAAAGCTTTGGGAATCACTACGAAACATTAAAGATTCAATTTTAAATTGGATTGAGATAGTTTCAGGGCGAATCCATAACTGGGCCTGGAATAAACGTTGGAAAGAACGAGACCCACAAGAATGGGTGCGTGGCTATCGTGAATGGAAAAAAACACGTTGTCCACATAATTAATGTTTAACTACAAGGAGTGGTATGAAAAAACTAAACCTAAAAGACACGTTTGGCAAAGACAATATTATCAAAAGAATCGAGAACATGTTCTTGAAATGCACAAGAATTGGGCGAAAAGGAATGTGGATCAAGCCGGTTCAGTTTGGAGGAAATATGGTAGGTGGTCTAGGATCAGGAATCCTAACATTGATAAAGAATATTATGCACAACATCGAGAAGAGATTCTTAAAAAGAAACAGGACAAATATCAAAGGAAGAAGGCTCAGCTAATGGACAAAACGTTACCTAACCCACCAAAAAATAATAATCAGTCTTCTATAACATATAATCTTGTTTATTGGGGACCGATCCTTTTTAAAATAAAATTACAATCCCCAGATTTAAAAGAGTGTACTAGCCTGTGTAGTAAAAAAGGCAGCCCAATTAATGAGACACTGGCAGGAGTTATTAAACATGAACATTACATTAGTCCTTCACAATATAATAAAATCATTACCCCTTATTTAGGGAATCCTTTTCGACAAGCGTATAGTCACTGGTACGGAATGCCTTTCACCAAGAATGTAATAATGACAAAGGCATGGGTTAATTTTATGGTAGCTGGAGAATTTAATCCTCCCCATATCCACAAGAACTGTGATTTTTCTAGTGTTTTATTTATCAAAGTTCCTGAACAACTGAAAGAAGAACGTAAAAAATTTGAGGGTACTGGAGCGGGACCAGGTTCAATTTCTTTTACTTACGGGGAAGCTCAGCCTTACTCTCTTAACTATACGTCTTTCTTTCCTGAAGAGGGAGACCTTTATATATTTCCCGCAACACTTACCCATTTTGTTTCTCCTTTTATATCTGAAGGCGAAAGAATATCCATCGGTGCAAATTTTAATTTAGAATAATGTATAAACCTTTACCCAATTCACTCACCATTAAACTTTCTAAAGTAGACGGTCTAGGACTCTTTGCTAAAGAAGGCATCGCTCAAGGTACAAATCTAGGAATGAGTCATATTAAAATAGCAGATCAGATTATTCGCACTCCTTTAGGGGGATTCATTAATCATTCCAACAATCATAATTGCGTCAAGGTAGAATTACTTATGACTAATGAGTACAATCCTAAACAAAAATACAATTACAAAAAATGGAATCTTGTTACCGTACGAGATATTAAAGAAGGAGAAGAACTAACAACCCAATATACTTTTTATAAAATATGAAAAGAAGGAAACCTAAAAAACAGAAAGAATTCACAGATATTAAAACCCTTCATGAAAAATGGGCCATGAAAAACGGATACAGAAATAATGACAGACTTAATTCTCAAAATACTGTTAGCTTTAAAGATGGCGCCCAAAGATAAAGATCTTCAGGAAATTTATAATCGTATCTTTACCGACGCGATGAAATACACCGATCAATTTAATATTCAAATGGTGGCAGCTACCTATATTGCCATTGCCATGCGTTTATATAAAAGCAGTTTGACTCCCGAAGAATATGAATCAATGGTGGAAGCTATTCTGGAAACAGAAGTTAAGCCCTACGGTCCCGAGAAAGAGACCCTACACTAAGTGAAAATTATAATGATTCTAGGAACTGGAATATTACTTACTTTTCCCCCTATGGAGGAAGTTAAACCCGACTGTTTTAGTCAGGGACATGCCATTCTACAAAAGCTAGCAATCTATCATAACTCTGGACCTGATCAGGCTTGGATTCTTAAAGACTCTAACATTGAAGTAGGAGGATGGTATTGCGAATGAAATGGTATAAAAAATATCCGCAGCGAGCAGACGAAGCAGATTTTAAATACAATACTTCAGAACGAGGCTATATTATAAATACTATAGCTACTCTTTTTAAACCGTCCACCATCGCTAGACGCGGACTTACCCCCGGTATGACAAAACGTGAAATATGGGAAGAGCTCTTTCTTCAAGTGCAACGCCTCAAGGATCTTTATCCAGAAAGTGACGGCAGGCTGTGCTACTATTGTCATCAACCCTGGACGTATGTAGTACGAAAAGGAAGCAGAAATAAAGCACAGAAACGAGGACCTAGCCGAAAAACCAATTTTAGTATCGACCGGCTTAAAAATGAGCTTACCTATGTAAAAGGTAATATTATTTTTTGTTGTTTCGAGTGCAACGACCGGAAACACGCTTCAACTTACGACGACTGGAACAATTTTATAAGGGTGTTTAATGAAAAAACCTAGTGTCTATGTAGGCATGCCCTGTTATGGGTCGATTCAACGACAGACCGTCGTCTCGTTACTAAGACTCTTCGACCAGTTTAGAGCGACCGGCGTCCAGGCTCAGTTTCATACCATTCAATCACCCCTAGTGACTCACGCTAGAAATCTGGTGACCTGTGGATTCTTACATAGTCAACATGACTATCTTTTATTTATTGATGCCGACGTCGAGTTCGAACCTGAGGCCATTTACCGAATGCTTATTACCAAAAAGGATGTGATCTGTACACCGTATCGTTTGAAGACGGTAGAGGATCCAACTAAAAGCAAATACTCGATTACTTTTAAGAATCGAAATGACATTAAACTTTTACCCGGAGACCTGATGGAAATCGAACAAGGACCGGCTGGCATTATGTTGATCAGTCGGCTGGTCTTTGAAACCCTGATGAAAAAACATCCTGAACTCAAAATAGAATTTCCAGAAGCGAATCGTAAGCCTATGAATGAAGAAATTTTAGGAGGCGCCACTGACGAGGACCCGGTAAAAAATTTTATGTATAATTTTTGGGATACTACGTTCAGCTTAAAGACTGGTGAATGGAAGGGAGAGGATCTCTCGTTCTGTGATTTGGTCCGAAAAAATGGATTCAAGATCTATGCCAATGTGGTCTCAACGACAGGACACTATGGAACATATGGATGGAAAGGCAAATTTAATGACCATCTGGAATAAACAGTTCGACTACCCAGGCTCGCAAAGAAGTATCAAAGGAGAATATGATATTAGTCATATGCTGCTACCTTCGGTGACGACGGTTTTAAACGCAACGCAACCCGAGTCTAAACGCAAGAGTCTTGA